ACCTAGAGAAATCTTTAAACTTGACCTCATAAGCGAAAAAACCGACATTATTGATTTAGATTGAAGGATGATAGGCCATATACAATTACTAGCTATCCGCATAACTTATAATCTAATCTTTTATATAATCTAATTACAGCTGGTTGTTTAAACAGCCAGTTGTTGTGAGATTGTATGAAACCTTTTTGTACATTCTTAGTCTAAGTAATAAACACAATAGGAGGCAAACAGTGAAACAATTACTTGCAGAAAATCCAGTACACACAGAGCACTTACCTTTATTCAAAGGTAATCGTGAGGACTGGTTAAACAAAGTTGCGGACTTTATCTACGACAAAATCAAAGAAGAGTTCGTGCCGGTTGTTGCTAGAGAAAATATTAGATTATCCATCGGCTTTATGCCGGGAGGTGTTAAAGGTACAGCTATCGGTGTGTGTCACTATGAAGGACACAGCACTGGTAATTTTAGAGAAATCTTTATCAAGCCTACATTAGGTGCTAGTAATTTAGCGGAATGTATTGAAACAGCCCAGGTTGTTGCCCACGAAGTGACACACGCAGTGTTGCCCGCAGGTACTGGACACAATGCAAAGTTCGCTAAGATTATCAAATCTTATCTAGGTGCAGAGGGTAAGCCTACAGCAACAGTTGCTGGACCAAGGTTCACTCTTATGATACAAGACTTCATCAAAGAATTAGGATACCTTCCACACTCTAAGATGGTAGAAGATACCACAGGCAAAGGTTCTACTACAGTTGCAGTTCGTTGCACTGGTGCAGAAACTTGCCCAGGTGCTAGTGACAAATCACTTGCCCAAGGATGGGGACTAATTGCGAGAGTATCTATTGCAGTCTTTCGCAAAGTTGGTGACAACTTTAGATGTATGGCTTGCGGTTCTTCCACAGTTGTAGAATTACCGGAGAGATTACGCAAAGATTACGCCTAAGCGTATCTAGCTAGAGCTGGTTGTTTAAACAGCCAGCTTTATGGTAGATAACACAAGGTTATTTACAAAACTATATAGGAGGTACTAGTGAGTAAAAGTGACAAAGAAAATGCAAGAATTGCTAGAACAGCAATATCTAACATATACAACAACGATGACCTACAAACAGTTTATGACCTACTCAAAGAGAGATGGGACTTAAACACAAAAGTACAGGTAAATCAGTTCAATGAGTTAGACCTTGTCAATGTCAAGTTCAATGATGGCCAAGTACATAGAGCTAGAGTAGAAAAAGTTAACAAGAAAACAGTCAATGTTATTTTGTTAGGCCAATACCGAGGCAAAAAGTATAGGGTATCACCAGTTTACTTAGAAAAAGTGACCGAAGAAATGTTGCAAGAGCAAGCATAATTAGTTAGGACTGGTTGTTTAAACAGCCAGTCTTATAGTAAATATGCAAACACAAATATAGAAGGAGGCACAATATGCAAGAGTATATTGTTCAAGCTAGATGTATGTTCAGTGGGTACACAGATGTATTCAAGGTGCAGGCATCTAACGCAAGTAGTGCAGTAGAGAAATGGAGTAAAGACCAATTCGCTATCGCAGGAATTATAACAGATGTTAGATATGGTAAAGTTATCGCTTGCAAACTGGAACACTTTAAGCCAGGTAATGTAAGAGCAGACAACGCACCAGTCAACACAGCAAAAATGGGTAGCGGTAAGGGTATGGATGTTAAACCACTCAGCCACGCTAGCAAAGCAGAGCGTAAAGAGGCCCAGGAAATCATTGATGCAATGGTAGCCGAGGCAAAGTTCGCCAAAGCAAATCGTGTATCAGTTGATGACATCTATTGGGATGAGAATGACAAGTTGCAAGTTGTTGATGCTAACGAGCCACCACCATTCTAAGATACCTAGCTAGACCAGGTTGTTTAAACAGCCTGGTTTATGGTAAGTATCACAAGGATATTTACAGACACAGTTAAAAGGAGGTACGACTATGGCTATTTATAGAGTAGTGATAGAAGTAGATGAGGCATCCTTAGAAGATGCACAAGACCATATACTAAGTCTAAGCGGTAGTGATTTAGTAGATGAGATAGTAGAGGTAGAAAATGTTAACTAAAGAAGAATTGTTAGCAGTACTAAACGAATTAGAGAGAACAAAAGCAATAGTAGTAAGAGTACAGAAAGACTTTGGAGATAGTCTTTTGATTAGTTTTTCTAACTACTTAGAGGACACAGAGGAGGATGAATGAGCGACCATTCAAGAGATGACCAGCAACGAGTTGCGGAACAGTTCAAGGCAGACTTAGAATTAATCCAAGACTATTTGAGGGTACAAAAAGAACAAGACTTGCGAGAAGAGCAAGACATAGAGGTTAGGTTCTTCAGTGAGGTGTTCAGTGATATGAAGGTGACAAGTAGAACTCAACAAGAATTTGAAATAAGAGAAGAGAACCTTCATTGTAATCACTATGGATGCGAGGAGATGCTATCAATAGAAGTTCATTCAAGCGATGGACAGCTAGGCATAGATAACATTACCTGGAATTGGGATGATGCAAAGGATGAAATGATACCAGTATTCTATGCAGAAGTTATCTACCTTGACCGAAGTAGAGTATCAGCAGACAGCGGTATAGATGGTATGGTGTACAAGACTATCAAGCAGATAGACTTACCATTCAAGCGAGCCTGGATAGAAGAAACAGACTTGCAAGCAGTGCTTGATTATCTAAAGAGCAAAGAGTTCTTACATTGGATAAGAATACTAAGCAATGTGACACACAAAAAAGTAATCAACTAACAGCCCAATGGGGTAAGACATTCTAGGGTTGGGTGCCTCCGGCCCTAGCTTGTCTAGTTGTTTAAACAGGAGGCAAAATCTTAAACAGTTATTGACTTTTATTCAATAGACCTTTAAGATAGTATAAGAAAATAAATAAGGAGGTGGACTTGTGAGCGAAACTTACGAGCCTAATAATTCACTAATAGAAATCGGTAGCAACTCAACCTATACACTAAACGAATACAGTGTATGGTTAGAAGTTGAAACTAATCCTAACAGTGAACAGAACACAACAGTAATGATACATCCAACAGCCTTTGAGCACCTAGCTAAAGCTATGGGATACGCAAAGGAAATAGGAAGTGTTGATGGAGAAACAGCAGTAGAAAAATGGGATACAGTTGTACAAAAACAACTGGTGAAGGGGGCAAAGTATGGGAGAACCAGCAGAGAACGAACCTACAGATGAGATAACCTTTGAGGTAATCGTAAAGAAAATCTATAGGTATAAGTATCCAATGGATGCAAATGGGTTGTACGATGCAAGGCAGATGGCCCTGGAAAGTACAAGCCAAACAGAACATTTTTATCTAAATGATAATGATGCAGAGTTGCAGACAGAAGAGATACAAGACATAACAGTAGTACAAGGAGATGGTAGTGAGGACTGGTACGAATGACCAGTCACACTACTTGTTTAAACAAGGAGGGAAATCCGTGCAAACATTTGATGAATGGTTAGCTAATTGCCCAATACCATTTACACAGACAAGAGATGATGGAGATACTATGACATTTACTTTTGAAGTAGGTAAATTGGAGGAGGATAAATCGTGCTAAGTGTACAAGGATTAATCATAATGTTTATGTTCGGTGTTGCAACGACACTAACGATTACAGCAATGTGGTTGTTTTATACCGAGTATAAATTAAATCAACAAAAGCAAAGAGAGAGAATAAGCCAAGACTTATTACGACAAATATTTGGGAAGGATAAAGATGCCGAATAGAGCAGACAGAAGAAGAGCAAAGTCTAAGAAGAGAGGTGGTAGCCAAAAAGCACACGCCCATATGACAAGCAAACTTAATGCAGAACGCAACGAGCGAGAGCTGGTGCAAATGCTTAGGAAAAAAGTGAGGGAAACAAATGAGTAAAGAATTGAGGTGGGAAGATTTACCTGGTGGTACAGATATTGATGTAGAAGTAGGTAGCCCGGAGTTTAAAGAGATGATGTTAGGTGTAATGAAACGCAAACACGATGACATAAACGAGCCGGACTTTGACCTTACGCCCAGCAGAGAAGAACTAATACACAACTTGAACGCACTCAAAAGCAAATTAGATGCACAGTTAGCGGTACTTAACCAAGCTATCGCCAATACAAAAGATGATGGACAAGTTGTAGAGTTGGTACACGCAAGAGATAAAGTACACGACAATAAAATAATTGCAGATTGTGAAATAGATATTCACAAGTTGCAGATACGAATACAAAATATATTAGATAAGTATAAGGTTGTTTAAACAATGAGTAAAAACCTAATCAATACTTGTTTAATATTCAATAGGTGTTAGCATAGTAGTATGAAATACATTGTGAAATGTGTAAGCATAATTGATAGTAGCACTATGCAGTGGGAATATGATGACTTAGAACAGGCCAAACGCCAAGTAAGACATCTTAAAGACTTAGGTGCAAACAGTCAAATCATACGCTTATACGAAACAATACCAGCTTAAACAGAAAGTAAGAGGTGGAGTATGGCCCAAGGCCTAGACTTTACGAACCCCAAATCAATACGAAACTGGGGAATAAAATTAGCGAACAGTTGTGGTGGTGCAGAAGTGAGGGCATCCGGCCCATTGATACACAAACCAAATCCAGTATTAGCTAACGCTTTATTGGAACAGTTCGCACAAGCATATAACAAACAGTTAATAGAAGGAGAAACAAATGCCGGAGAAGAAGAATAGAGTTCTAAAGATAGAAGTTTTAATTGATGATGAAACTGCATATCAAAGAACAGCAGAGCATAGGGAAAACTTTTTTAAAGGATACATAAATAGTATTCCTGGATGCAAAGTAGTAAATACAGAAATAGAAGATGCGGAGGTGATTAACATTGACAACAATGGAACAGACAACAGCGACAAATAATCTTCGTGGTATTCAACACGAAATAAATAGATTAGAACAGCAAAAACTATCTAAGCTAGAAGTTCGTAAGAATTATATTACTGCTTGTTTAAACAATGGGATGACAGTCAAGCAAATAGCGACTATCTTGAACATTAGTCTAGCAAGAGTATATAAAATATTGGAAGAGGTAAAAGTAAATGCCTAATCCCATACAAAAGAACCCGGCCTATAAAGTATTCGGTAAAGGATACGCTTGCCGGCACCATAAAAAGCACACAACAAAATGTAAACCATATGAGAAATGGGATACAAACTATTGTGACTTTGAAACTTGGTGGAGATTTTGTATGCAAAGTAAAAACGCAAAACAAAACTTCTTGCGATACCGCAAGGAGATAGGAATAAGGAGATAACAAATGGATGATAAGACCTTAAAGGCACTTATTAAAAACTTCCCAAAGGAAGTTGTAAAGGATGCACCGAAAGGAAAGTTCGGCAAGTATGTACCTCACCATATCGTGACACAAAGACTTGTTGATGTAATTCCTGGAGGATATGACTTCACATATGAAGAAGTTAGAGGCAAAGACAATGCGATAGTCGGGGCCAAATGTAAACTTTACATTAAAGACCTAGACCAAACTATAGAAGAAGTTGGTGATGTTGATATACACGCACTGGAGAGAAACACTGAAAGCGAAGTATTAAAACTAGCAGTTAGTGATGGTATCAAAAGATGTTGTATGAGAATAGGACTAGGCCTAGAGCTTTGGACCGGTGGTATAACTGAAGAAGAGTTCTATGCACAAGGTGAAACAACCAAAGAGAAACCAAAGGCCGCACCTAAACCAGCACCTAAACCTAAGACTGAAGAGAAGTTCTTAGATGAGGACCCAGGAGATATGCTTAATAGATTACGCAGTGCAATGGAGTTTCACGAGGAGAACCCAGCAGTAAGAAGGCTTGTAAAAGATATGGCCTGGAAAGACTGGAAGAAATCCGGGAACAAAACAGTTGTATCTCAATGGAACGAGAAGGACTTTAATTTATTTATGGACCTATTCGTACAATACCAGGAAAGCAAATTCCAGGAAGAAGATGACACAGATATTGTAGGTGAAGTATTTGGAGATGTTAAAGAGGTTAAAGATAAACCAGTAATTAAAAATCCAGGTGATGCACCAACAGAAAAACAATTAAATACATTTAATGGATGTTTAGCTAAGGCAACTGATGAGGGCAAAACAGAATTAGTTAAGAAGGCTAAGGATGCATTACACAATGGAGTAATTAACAAAGGTAATATCTTTGACTGGATAGATACCAATACCTGGTCACTTATAGATGGCTCTTGAAAAAGCCGGAGGAGAAAATTTAGATAGGCTTATCAAGAAGATTAAGGATAGATACCCTAATCATAATTTTGATATACCATCTATGCCCTCAACCAAATGTAAGTTCAAGCATCGTTGCAGTAAGGAACAACCAGTCTATTACGACAATGATGGAAACTATTTTTGTGCGGTAATGGATAAAGTTGTGACCAATACTGGTTCAATGAAAACTGAACTGCAAGGATGCAATGCTTACTTGGTAGAATTAACACATAGGAAAGATGAGGAGAAGAGAAGGAATGCTAATACCCCTATTTTTTAAATTGGTATTACCCCTATGTATCTATCCAGTTGGAGAGATGCCTAGTGATATAAGCCTTTATTCTAATTGTTTAAACAATGTGAAGAAGATAGAGTATGTAATTGAATGGGAACCTCTAATAAGCGAACACTTCAAAGAAGAAGATGTAGCGGAGGTTCTCACAATTATATATTGTGAGAGTTCGGGCAGGCCTAATGCAGTCAACGATAACACGAATGGAACTAGAGATGTTGGTCTATTCCAGTTTAACGATGACACTTGGGCCTGGCTTACACCCAAATTAAAGATTACTAGCCCAAGAACTGACCCAGTTATATCAACAAAGGTAGCATCTTGGTTGTGGTACAACGATGGTAAGCACCATTGGTATAGTAGCGGACACTGCTGGAGGAACGATGCCTAAGAATAAAGACTACGACATAGACACACAAAAGTTTCACGATGACCTTGCAAAAGGTGAAGAGATGGAGGAACTATTTAAAGAGTTTATGTTAGGTAAAAACATAGAAGTTAAAAGCGAAAGACATATATGGGAGAACACACGAAACCATTTTGTGGAGTATTCTTATATGCCTATCGGTAGTAATGAGTGGGAACGCAGTGGTATAGCAGCTACAAAAGCTGAATACTGGTGTGTGTTTCTTGTTGATGAGTTAGAAATTCCTGTCATTGCTTATATTGTTAGAGTTGCTGACCTTAAAAAAATAGTAAGTAAATATCTACAATCCAAAAGGGATGTGGTCGGTGGCGATGGTAATAGAAGTAAGGGAGTACTGGTACCCATTGATGAGATAGCAGGTCTAGCCTTTAAAAGCTAGGCCTGGCCTGCTTGTTTAAACAATGACTGGAAAGCTAGGGCCTCTGTCGTTTATTAATAAAGTAAGAACCCCTGGATGTGACCAAAGGCCTGTTCGTTGTGTAAAGTCTATACTTTTATCTATGGATGGGCATTGAAACCAGTGTCTATCTCCTTGTGTCTTGGCCCGAAAGTGATGGTAATGGCCTGTGACTAGAATTTTCGCATCACCCGATGGTAAGAACCCATACATTTGACCCTTCCACCAGTTCTCTATCTTGGCCTCTGCATTCCCACTGCCCGAACTCATATGGCCGTGAGTAAAAGCACAAGGCACACCCTTTATATCTAAGTTTAAGTGATAACCCTCCGGAACTATTACCTCTACCTTCTTGTATCTCTCCGGATTAGCTTTAAATATCTCATCCATTATTTGTATATGCATAGTGTCACTGTTATCTAAACGATTAGACAACACTTGACCCTTAGAACTTCTTGTCATTTCTCCGTGATTACCAGGAACACCAGTAAGAACTATCTTATCTGCGTGAGGTAAGAAGTTTTCTACTGCCTTAAATATCATTGCCCTGGCTAATGCATATTGTTCTAATAGATTTAAAGAAACATTGTGTGGTTGACTGTCGTAAAAGAATTTACTGCACCCTTCTGTAAGGTCACCCATTCCTATTAGGTATATCTCATCTATCTTCATACCCATTTTTCTGTAGTTCTTTAGTAGTTGCAACCCATCTTGTAAAGCAACATCAAATCTTTTGACTGTATTCTCTACACCATAGTCATCTTTACCCAACTGAAAGTCGGCCATAAAGAAGCAGAATGCAGTGTCACCCTTAAAGATATTATGCTTTGGTAGTGGTGGTTTCTTGACTGCCTGTTTAAACAACTCCTTGTAATACTTATCTCTTGATAAATTTTTTCTACGAATTGTACCCTTGAATGCATAAAATGTTTCAACCCTACCACCTTTAAGCTGTGCATTCCAGGAAGATACCTTTAAAATACCATCTATCTCATACTCTTTAGGATTAAATCCCCACTTCTTTAGTATGTTGTCGTAGTTATTGTGGTAGTTCTTATCAGTGGTGACCTCTGTTATTTCACCTCTGTTTGTTTCGTGATTAAATTCAGCGTTAGGTTTCCAACCGGCTTTGTAAAAGTTATTACTATTCTCTACCGGTATCCCTTTATCTTTTTTCTTTTTAGACAATGTTTACCTCCGTTTTTATTGCTTGTTTAAACAAGTATATAACGGATGTTGAATTACCCCGGTATTTAACTTTGATTATTTAGATGCAGTTGTTGTAGATTTATTACCAATTTGTTTTTTGGCGAACTCTTTTACTACAACGAGTGCGGCTGCACCACCGGATAGGGCGGCTAACTGTACTGCATCAGCATCAACACCAACTAATGGTGCTACTGTGAGTGCAGATATGAATGCCTCTACGAATGTCCAAATAGTTTTATTAAGAACTTCTTTGTATTCCTTACTCATTTTATACTCCCACGCATCATTCCAAGGTGTCCACCGCAAGTCCTTCTTGAACTTCCCCTCGGTATTTCTTGCTCTTTTATATTTTTCTAGCATTATCTAATTACTCTACCCTTTAGCATAGCATTAGTTTTAATAACATTACCATTGACTTCTTGTAGTTTCTCCATAATATCCTTTGCAATATCAACATCTATGCTAGAGGCCTGGTCCAATGGCTTAGTAAATAGTTTATTAATAGTTGTGTATTCTATTGTGACCTCTTCACCTTTAAGTATTGCATTTGATATTTTTGGATAGGCCTTCTTGTACGCATCAGCACTGGCCCCGATAAACCCTTTGTCGCTAACATCTAAATCTTGTTGAGAATTTCCTAGCAATAGACAGCCCGATGTGTTATTTTCAAAATTCCCCTGGTGAATTAATATCCAAGAGAAGCCGGGCACATCTTGTATGTGCAACATACCACGATGCATAGTAGGATATTTCTTAGCGTACCTGGTATTAAAACCACCTGCATTTCTTAGCTTAATCTTGTAAGTACCTTCCGGGATGCAGGTTTCGTGCATAACTTTTACATCTCTTTGTTCATCTTCAAGTGTATAACATTCAAAAACACCATCAATGAACAGTAAACCATTGGTCGCATTACTTCCAAATTGTGTTCTAACTACTTGTAATTTCATTGTATCTCCTAGTTTCTCTGCGTACTAGATAAGCAGTCAATGGATTAGTAAGACTTTGTAGTAGTGCAACTAGAACTACCATACTTACAATCGCAAATCTGTACAAATGAACCATCATCTCTACTATCTACTATACACAATTTATTGATTACTTTCTAACCAAGTTAACCTGTCATCTAACACATCTAACTCCCATAAATCATTTTGTATGTTTTGTACCTGTGTTTCCAGTCTAATTATTTTGTCACCTAAATCATTCCATTCCCAAATTTCCGGTACATATTTTTGGTCCAGGTCCCAGTTAGCATCTCGTAATGCTTGTTCGGTATCGTACTTTAATGTAGCTATATTATTATTTAGGTTGTTTATCTCTGCTTGAAGGTAAGCATATTGACTTTCGTAATACTCTACTTGTTGTGCTGTTTGTTCTAATGCATATATTTTTTCATACAATACTGCAATATCATTTGATACCATCGTACTATCTTTGAGTGTTTGAAACTCATACTCAATGTTATTCATTCGGTCATCAATACCTTGAAGCGTATTGACTATGTCCGCAGCTGTAGTTAGTCCTGCACCAACAGAACCCATAAGACCTAAAGCTACAGCTACAAAAGCAATATTCTCTTTTAGCTTAGCTAGCATTATTCACCACCGCAGCAACCGCCACCACAACAGTCCATACTATCCTCCTACTTTAAATAAAATTTCTCTAATTACTTCTTCAATTACCATTAAGTTTTGGTTAAATCCTGCAATACTGTCTTGATACGCAATAACTTGTGCTTTTAAAGTAGCAACTTCTTGTTGCATATCATTGACTGTTTTGAATAACCAACCTACAAGTGCAGCTAAACCACCTTGTAGTATTTGTCCTAAATTAACTTGGGCTTTCATTGTTCTCCTACATTAAAGCAGCAACAACAAGTCCACCTACTGCGATTAATAATCCTAATACTTTATAAAATTCTGCTTTGTCTAGTTTGGCCTCTAGTTTTTTATCTATCTCTTTTAACTGGTCCATTACCATATTTAATAACTCCTTATTTGTATATCCATTTGTAGAGTTAGCCATTATGGTAAATCATCCGCATCATAGGTTATCCAGTCCCAGTCTTGTTCGGTACTGTAATTGCTAATGTTTTTTAAAAAAATAAAAAAATCTCTGCAAAAATAACCAGCTATAAATACAATAAATAAATCCATAGATAGGATTATATCACAGAACTATGCCTCTCTATATTCAATGTTCTTTTTAATTTCTGCAAACATATTCTTTGGCCTTCGTGAAAGTATGTTATTAAATTTTCTTTTAGTTCCGTGCCTTTGGTAATTAACAAATCCATTATTTACTTTAGACCATTGTTTAAACAGCGGGCCTGGAGTAAAGTATTGTAGTTCTACTGGCTTAGAAAACAACAACTTCATCTGTGGTTCACCTTTAATAAAGTGTGCCTCTTCTTTATCAGTAAAAGCCCAAGCACTAGACAAAGGCCTAGCCATTCTACCTATAGGCATAGTTGCCTCTATGAATTTAAGGTTGCTTAATTTACTCCTTGTTTCGCTAGCTTGTAATCCTATTATTGACATATCAATATCTTCTTCACACACAAATACATAAGGCATAACCATTTGAAACTGTGGTTGGTGTTCGCTATACCATTCATCGCTGTGTGTAAAAATTAAAGTATCCGGTGTCCATATAAAATCATCTATTATATCTTTACTCTCTGCAAAAAATTGATTAAATATATCTCTC